GGGACATAGCTTTAGGCTTTCCGAAAATCCTTGTAATGTTCTTTGAAACATCTTTGCTGAAAATGCGTGCTGAGACTAATGAAAGTATCATATCTCTAAAACTAACGCAAAATGGGTTAGAAAGTAGACCAGACAATACAGACTGTACGACATTAATGCCACTTTCTGTTTGTAAAGTCACTCCCTTGACCCAGGATACTAAATAATTAAAATTTGAAACTATAAAGTTCTTAGCAAGATCAAGTGCATGAGACACTTTTGGGCAAATACTTAAAATAAAACTTACGGTGCTCGCAACATAATTTGCAAGCGAGGAACCAGTATACAATGACACACCATATGAAATAATGGAGGTAAGTAAACTGGGAATGTCAAGACCGTCGAAGTCTTTAACCTTTGAAGGTATGTCTTTAAAGAGATCTATAACTGAAGCAAATAATTTCGTAATTTCATCAACCGACATCCCTGTCTGTTGTGAAATCGAGAAATAATCGCTTTCAGTAAATAGTACTTCATCGACAATAGTAGCATCCGAAGACGGATCTACTTTGGCTTCGTGCGTGTCGTTCTTTGAGACAATTAAGTCAACATTGAAACAACTACACTTGGCAGTGAAATAGAATAAACCATGTAACTGCACATGTTCTTTACAAGAACGGTTAAGGGCTTCAACACCCTCCGAAGAGGCTAGTACGTGTTGAAGAGAATTGATTTCCCCGACTCGAGGGGTAGGAATTGCTTTTCCATGTCTATTATTATGATTAGGGACGAGCGTAAGACTGCACGGCTGGTCAGGCCGGTGTGCAGAATATTAGGATAATTTGGGTAAACATCTAGTGTTCCAACAAGAAGGCCTCCCGGCCTAAGTGTTGTTACAGAACAACTACCTCGTTAATAAAGATATGAAACGTAAAAAATAACATAATAACAAATTGTGCAAGGTGACAGAACTACATACTTGAGATGTAGGTATGCACAACAGAGTTAACAATGACCGTCTTGGCACTTAAAATACGAGTTATGGTTTGATAGGAATACCTAGTCACCTGGATAAAGGAGTTTGTTCTAGAGTGAATGATAATTCCCCGCTAAAAGAAAAAGTTCACAATAGGCTCCCGGGCAATGTGGTAACCATACCGCTCATATTAAAAGCCGACAGGCGCCAAAGACACTAAGGTTAAAGCATTTTAAACGCTCAGAAAGTCAATAAAAACACTTTACTATTTTTGTGTCTAAAGACACGAAGGGGGCTGTGAAGCCTCCACCAGTCTAATGACCGGTTAGAAAAAAAATTAAACATATAACCAACATATGAAATGTTGTGCCTGAAAGGCAGGTTAATGTGCACTGAAACTAGTGACTTATTTGATGTTATGTAAATAAATAAATATATATAAAAGAGTATAATATCAAATAGGTTGCTTAGACTGTATGTGGAGATACAAAATAAGGGGCCACAATGATAAATACAAATTGGGCCGGTATAAAAACTACAAAGGTTGTAGGCAAAGTGCTCGTAAGCACCAAACGAAGAGCCTTCATAGCTAGAAACGTGCCCTAGAGTAAAATAAAATAAAAACTCTTTGTAGGTACATAAAAGCATGGAGGAATCGTATAGGAACATACGAAACGACGTTACTAATACGTAGTAGAAATTAATAAGATATTAAACTCTAAGAAAGGGTGCATAGCACCCAAAAGGGACGGAATAAACCATCCCGAAATTGCACGCCTGAAACGTGACTAGAAAAATAAACTAATAGTATATTTAGTATAAAATATATACA